TCCTGCCTTTGCACACCCTTTCGACTCGACACCTTTAAATTAAGCAACTGCTTAGTACTCACCTCTTCTGAAGCCTCGGCTGTGTAGTCCTTTATTATGTTAACACAGTCGAGTAGGTACTCGGCCAGTTCATCTTGAGACGTGCACTCTTGGACTCTTGTATTAAACCTAGCCTCCATCTCTGATAATTGACGTTAATTTTTAAGGATCAATTTTTGGAGCTAAATAGAACTTCAGATCTCCTAAATTAGCAATCGTATATCTGAAGATGATTGGCATGTTCTCATTTTCAGAGTCCTGCATGAGCTGGACGCTCGAGCACATATTGGTCGCCTTGGTGAACAGATTGATGTACTTGAGGCTGAAGGTGTTGCCCGTGCGCTTGACTGGAGGGTCCGGGAACTCGATGCTCGTCATCTGGTCTGCAAAGTCACCCTTGCAGCTCAGGATCAACTTCTGATCCTCCCGAATGATGTCCATCTCGACCGCCAGGTTACCCATGTCACGGGTGATGCGCTGGAAGTCGACGGACGGCAAAGTCGTCACGACATTCATGTGGATGTCCGGAAACTCGATAATGTCCTCGTTAATGTCCAGCAATTTCAAACGAAATTTCGTCGCCGACTTTTTGATTGGATTATCAATCACAAGATTCATATAGTCTCGGCCATCGATTTGAATGTCGAGCGTGTCCTGCCCCGAAACGCTCTTGAGCAGTTTGTAGACGTTGGACATGTTGAGTCCGGCGGTGACATCAGTCGCGCACTCGTACTCCTCAAAGTTGTCGGCCGCCAAGTTCATATGCACGAGTGTGACGCGCGCTGTATCCAGGGTCAAAATGTGGATTCCAGTGGCTGTGAAATACACATTGACGTCGTTGATGATATCCTTGAGCACCTCGAAGACCGACTTCAGGGCCGAAGCCTGAATCGTCTTCAGATGCATTCTTGTTTTCAAGGGGTGGCAATTCTTTAACGCTGTCCCACGTTCTGGAAGGCGTCCTGGACGTCGCCACCGATCCGCGCTTCAAGTTCGGGAGTCAGGCGGGGCTGCAGGGATTCTCCGTAACGTTCTATCTCGAACATATCTGGATTGTCTGTTCCGTCGAGGTTGGCTCCTGCGCCATTTTCCCACGACTCAAAGTCGCACGGCACCATGGACTCCAGCCACGCCTGAACCTCTTTGCCCACCAGCATCTTTCCGTCATTTGTGACGAGGGTCGGGACGCGCGTGACTTTCTTGGACGGTATACCCTGATCATTTACATTCCAAAATCTAACAATCTCAAGGAGGGCCGGCTGTGTCTTGATGTACAATAGAATATCTTGAGACCATTTGCATTTATCAGAGTAGACCAGTAAGGCCATTTAAATTTACAGAGTTTTTTTCAATCAATATTTTTTCGCAGTAAATGGTAATGAAGGACCTGATCATACTGTTGCTGGTTGCGTTAATTCTTTTTCTAATTTGGAACGGCCGACAGGGGGCTGGTTACTCCGCCGAGGCGAGTCCTTCGTCCCTCGGTCCCAGCGACGCCCCCGTGTCCCCTGACGTTACACAGGTCATCATCGAGCAGGTCCAGAAGCGGCTTCCCGCAACTTACCCCCTGGAAACCCTCTACATCAAGAGCCGGGGTGAGGGTAAATATGACGCTCGGTTCATGTTCTTCAACACCGAGGGTTATTTTGGTACCCAATACGACGTCAGTGCGAATGTCGGGACGGATGGTTCCGTTCAGATTCTGAGCCAAACCGAGACGGCCGTCACCGGTGATTCTGCCAACCCAGGCTACAAACCCGACAAGTACCAGTCGTATGACGTCATAGAGTCGAATCTCGATCAGCAGCTGAAGGATGCTCTCAAGGCGAACAAGGGTACGCCCGGCGGCCTGATCGGCACTCCCCGTGAACTGGCGAGCGGGTCACCCGCGCCAGGGCCGTCCCCATCTTATTAAAAGTGAATTATAGATGGAAATTGCTTCCGCCAAAGAAATGATGGCGGCCGAAAAGAAAAAGGGGGCTGCGAAAAAGGAATACTATAAAGCTTTGCTTGAACAATTTTCCAGGAAAATTAAACACTCTGTAGAACTGGGTAGAAAAGAGGCGATCCTGACCATCCCTTCGTTTTTGGTCGGATACCCCAAATACGACCTAGCGGTTACGGTCGTCTACATGTCACGGCAGTTGGGACGCCTCGGCTACAAAGTCGAACTCGTGGGACCCCTGGACCTCAAAGTGACATGGCGAAAGACAAGCGAGCGCTCCGAAGAGGAGCAGGAGGAGGCTGATCCTGGCGTGTTCTTGCCGAGCCTCGTGAACCTTCAAAAGACGGCACAGAAGTTGAGGATAATTAAGAAGTAGTATCGCGTCCGCTTCGCAGTTAATAATTCTTCGAATGTATTAACGATGGATATCCTCAACGAGTCCGAGCGCCGCTTCACCAAGAAACTGTGCGATGCCATGATCCCCGTGATGATCGAGGCCTTTTGGGAGATTTGGCTCGAGGCCAAGAAGGAGTCCCAGGGCAAGAACACGACGCGGGTCTTCCAGGAGCTTCTGCGTGGCGTCAAGACGTGGAACTCTTCAATTTCACTCAAAAATACAGAGGCGATCATGAAGAACCAATCTCTGTTCCCGAACCTCCTCGCGGCCGTGTTTGTGATTCACGTCAAGATTCTGAGCGCCATCAGAACCGACCGCAAGTCCAAGAAGATCAGCATCAAGCTCCCGGCGAACGACGTGTTCGTCCAGCGGTGCTACGAGGCCTGCGCCAAGGACCTGTACGAGAGCCCTTTCATCATCAGCGAGAACAACAGCGAGTCTGAGCGCGACGAGGATCTCAACAAGCGCTTTCACAAGCACATCTGCCTCGTCATCGAGGATCTCGTGCCGACGGCAGAGATTCTGAACACGTACCTTCCCATGCCCGAGGCGGGGGCGGACCTCGACATGAATCAAGACGAGGAGGATCCCGAGCAGGACGGCGACGATGACGTTCCAGATATTGATGAAATGCAGGCTATGCCCACTTCAGACGATGTAGCGGGAACGAGCGGAGGAGGTGGCAACGGCATGGAGATTGGCAAGACTCCAGGGGGCGTGGACAACATGGTAACTGCTTCCGATGGCCTCACGCCGCCAGAAGTGCCCGGCGCCACACCGGGAGGCACTCCGGCCCTCCCAGAACAGACGCTCTTCGACGACGCCCCTATGAAGATTCAGAAGATTGGCGTGTAAATCTATTAAATAAGATGTTGTAAAGTACTAGATGGAGCACTACTTCAAAGAGCCTTTTAGTGCAGCCATCATCGCAGCAGCGGCGGTCATGGCTTACGTGTTCGTCAAGGCGAAGATGAACAACGAGGGCAAGGTGAAAAACTCGGACTATTTCAAGAATGCTTTCTTGGTCGGTCTTTTGGTTTACTTTATTATCAGCCAAGGGCAGGGGTCCCACGAGCCATTAATGAGAGAACCATTCTAACTTAAGGAAAACGTTCTATTTTAAATGTAAATGACCACCCTCTCAGCGTTCAATGAGATGTTGGGTCAGTTCCTCGGTGAACTCGCGCAGACCTTCCCCGACGAGCCTAAAATCAAGGAGGCCCAGGCCGCCCCTCCCGGAACGCGCGAATCTTTTGATAAATTTATGCGTGACATCACCCCATGGACGAATCAGATGATGGCCAAGGACGCCGCGTTCTTTTGCGACACCAATACGGTTGCGGTCAACCTGAACCTTCACGAGATTTGGAAGACTGAGGAGTGCACCGACGGGACCAAGGCGGCCATCTGGCAGTACTTCCAGACTCTGTACATGCTCGGCACCACCATCAACATGTTCCCCCCAGAGACGCTGAGCATGATCGAGGCGGCCGCGGAGAATTGTGCGAAAAATATGAAAAAGAGTCCAGATGGTCAGGTTGACGAGGCTTCTCTCATGGCGGGTATGAACAGCATGTTGTCCCAGATGCTCGGCGGCGGTGGTGGCGGTGCGAACCCTTTCGCCGCGATGCTGGGTGGCGTAGGCGCTCCAGCCCCCCGGCAGACGCCCAAGAAGAAACAGAAGCCCACGAAAAAGATTTCTCGGTGAATAACAGATGGACGTGAAGGATATTTTCAAGACCAGTGAGCTTATGAATTTCTGGCCAACTGCAAAGCAGTCGGCAAAGGAGCGGGTCATGGCGACGACCCGTTTCATTCTTTATGCGACAATCATAGTTTACCTTATCAACCGCGACCCTCGCATTTTTGCACTAGGCGCACTGGCGTTCGGTGTTCTTTATTACATGTGGAGCTCGAATCTCATTTCGGACGGCCTCCTTCGCCCAGCCT